TCACCGCCCGCACGGCGCCGCCGCCATCCCCTTGCTCTTCGCCCAGCGGCACAGGCGGCCGATCTGCGCCTCCAGGCCTCGTCCCCAGAACAGCACGGCGGCGCTATAGTCGTTGGCCGCCTTCTCCGAGCTCAGCGCCGCCAGAGGCACGGCCGGCTCGGCCGGCGCGACCAGGTCAGCAGCCGGCGGGTGGCTTTGCGCCAGGTTCGGCTTGTGAACGCAGGACGCCGCACAGATAAGCGCGGCGAGCAGCGCTAGGGATCGCATCGGTCTGTCCGTCATCGGCGGCCTCCAGCTGGCGTTGCGCGCGCTCGAGGTTGAGCGCGCTCTCCTGGCGCTCGGCGGCCAGGCTTTCCTTGATCGCAGCGTCCTCGCGAGCCGCGCGCGCCGCCGCTGCGGCCTGGGCGGCGAACACCCGCCGCTCGCCGGCCTTGCCGGCCAGGACGACGAAGAGGCAGCCCACAATCAGCAGGGCGACAACGCCCAGCGCCGCCGCGCCCCCGCGGCCGGACCTCAGCCACGCCCAGACGACACCCGCCGCCGTCACGACCGCGCCTCACGCGCCTTCAACCAGGTGAGCACGACCACCATCGTCGCCGCCAGCGCCGCCACCGTGGCCACCACCGCCAGCGCCTGCGCCACCCAGGGCGAGGCCGCGCCATAGGGCGCCATCGCCTCCGTGACCGCCTTGGCCGCCACCGGCGCCGCCGCCGCCGCGCTGATCGCCCCGGTCAGCACCGTGGCCGACTTCTGCGGCGGCGTCGGATCGGCCGCGGTCGGCGGCGTCGCCTGCGCCCGGGTGACGCCGGAACTCACCGCCTCGGCGCTCGACCCAGGCTCCTCGCGGGCCCACAGCTTGCACTCCTCCGCCCGCCGGGCGACCAGGCCGTTCAACTTGCGCCCGCCGGCGTTGACGAACCGCATCAGTTCCAGCGGAACCTGGTCGAACTGCCGCGCCCGAAGCCGCTTCCAGATCGTCCAACCAGGATCCGCGCCCACGTTAAACACGAACGACAGCAAGGCCGCATACTGGCCCTCGGTCAGCTCACCCACGACCGGCCCGATCCGCGCGGCCAGCCGCGAGGCGGCGACCGCCAGGTCCTGCGCCAGCAGGGCCTCGGCCTCCAGGCGCGTGATCCGCCGGTCCGCCGCTACGTCCTCGGTGTGGCCATAGCCGATGGTCCAGACGCCGGCCGGATCGCGGTAGGCCTCCAGGCGCAGGCCTTCATGCGCGGCGACAAAGGTCGCCGCGTTCGCGGGGATCGATCTCATGGAAGTCTCCTGTCTTGTGCGGCTCGCGCTCAGGCGATGCGGCGGCGATAGGTCTCGGCCAGGGCCAGGGCCTCGGCCAGCCGCGCACGCAAGCCGGCGATCTCTGCGTCCCGCGCGGCGATGCCGTCGGCGGACAGCCCCAGTTGTCGCCGCAGCGCGCTCACCGTGTCCTCCAGGCAACCGACCCTGTCTCGCAACCGGTCGGCCTCCTCCCTCAACTCGGTGATCACCGCCGACGCCGCGTCCTGGGCGATCCGGATCAGGTCGGCACGCCGCCGCCCGCCGGCCTCCCGCGCATCCCGCCAGAGCTTCAGCCAGGGCAGCACGCCCACCGCGACCCCGCCCGCCAGCGGCCCCCAGGCCTGCAGCAGATGCAAGGCGTCCATCAGGCGCCCCCGATCAGGAGACAGCCGTCCTCAATCCGCGGCATGGCGGAGTCTCCTACTATAGCCAAGCTCTATACTTGCAGGGGTTCACTTTGACGGCTTTAAGCACTGCGTTCACAGCCTGCGCCTGCATTACTGCAGAATTGATCAAGTTAAGGCTGCGTCAATTCGCTCAGCGCATAGGAACCTCTTCGGGGGGATACGACCATGGCTGACTTGCTAGGCGTCGCCCTGCGCAGCGGGTCGACCATCGCGGGGGCTTCGGAATGTTAGTGTTCGAGGATGACGAGCTGATCGTCCGATCGAGCGACAACCTATCCGGCGACACGTGCGTCGTGACGTTCAGCCACCGCGAGAAGTACCCTTACGCCGATGGGAAGGCGGGCTTTTCTGAGGGCTTCCTTCAAAAGCGCGGAATTCCCCACGTCTGCTTCATCGCTAAGCGAAACCATTGGTGGCAGGTTCGCTCCTTGCCCTATGCCATGAGCGCCGCCTGGGCAGCGATCGCTGGCAAGCACAGGCGCGTCGTCACATACGGCTCAAGCATGGGGGGCTACGGTGCACTACTGGCGGCGGCGTTCTTCCCTGTCCACAAGGTTATTACCTTTCACCCGCAGGTTTCTCTGAACCAAGTCAACGTATCCGATCGCCGATGGACGATCGAGCAAAGCGAACTGACGTTCTGGTTTGACGAGTTGGCCTACCGTGTATCCCCTGAGACAGAGGTATCCGTCATCTACGATCGCTGGCTTGAGCTCGACCGTCGGCACGTGGATTTTCTGCGTCAGCAGCGCCCCATCGACGAAATCCACATCGGGTTGTCTGGACACGGCACGATGGAAGTGTTGCACCAGACTGGCCTGCTTACGCCGCTGATCGAAGGGCTCATCGCGGGCGAGGCTGATCGCACTGACTTCAAGAAGAAATTTAGAGCTGCTCGCAAGTGGAGCCCATACCTCTACTCTATGGTATCCGAATTGCTCACGTCAGACGGAAGGCGCGAGTGGGCGGCGATCTATAACCGGCGGGGCAAGAAGATCGCGGAGCGTCTAGCGCTGCGGGCCAAAGTCCAGTCGCGCACTTCGCTCCCGGTTAACGAAGCTCCTGAGCGTCCAACTGATACTTCTTGCTGAACTGGCGCGACTTTCCCTTCACCGCCTTAAGATCGAAGTCGTAGGCGTCAAACAGCGGTGCCCAGTTCTCCTCGGCACCCTGCCACTTTCCGCCGCCCGATGACTCCAAAGCGAATACACGCAGTCTGGGATCGAGCGAGCTTTCGTCGATCTTCAGTTGGGTGAATTCCGAGAAGTACGCAAAGGCGATCTCAAATTCGAGGTCGGGGAACCGCCCAGCCACGGCCTCGCAGATCGCATTTAAGTCCTGCGTCGTGCAGGGACGATCATCGACGACATAAGGCGTCGCGAGGGCCCCATCGTGATGCCCCGCCAAGCGGATGAAAAGCGTGCGATGTCCCTCGGCCAAGAGCTCCCTCATGACGGAGTATTTATGAGCCAATTTCTCCTGCGCCTTCTGCATTGTGGCCCGGTCAATGATCACTGCGCCGCCATCCGTGCGGTGGAATTCGTGAGCGTAGGCAACACCGTAGCTTTCACACAGCGGCGTCCGCCCCTCATGCGTCACGCTGACGGCTTGGCAGAACGATTGGCCCTCATCGGCTAAAACTCGTCTAATTGACGAGAGGGGGGCGACCAGCCAGTCGAACGGGCTGTGGTAGTGGAATCCGAGGCGCCGTTCGATCTGGTAGGATACCTGGCACAACCCACCCAAACTCAACACCAACTCTATTCGCTTGTTCAACGCTAACTCCCGTCACTACAGCAGACCATGCTGCAGTGCGGGATGCGCTGTAAATCACATTTGCGTCGATCCGTTGTCGCAATCCCACTTTCCAAATTTGTGCACCGGAATCGGCGCCGCGGGATTAGCCGCCAAGGCGCACGTCAGCAGCGTTGATCGCCATTGCAACTGTGGGTGTAACTCCTTTCGCCAGTTGCCCGGACGAGTTGGACACGCCAAAGCTGTCTCCGGCGCCGAACGAGGTCGCACCGTCGCTGCGATCGAAGTCGACAGACACGCGCAGGAGCTTGCCGGGGAGTTTGCCCCGGCCCGAAGAGCCCGGCGGGATATTCTCCAAGGCGATCCCCTGGAAGAGGGCCGCGCTGTCGCTGTCGGTCATCGGCCGGGAGTCGCCGTCTGTGTTCCGGGCGATCGGATGCTTACGCAGGATCGCAGTGCCGCCGGAGTTGTAGAACACCAGTTCCTCGTCGCTGAACCGCGGCCGCCAGCGCTCCGATACGTCCATCTCCGAGAACGCCGCGCCGGTCAGTTGGGCGTTGAGGGCCCACAGGATTGCCGACTGCGACATCGCCCCATAGCTCGCGTCAACGGTGATCGTCTGGTTAGAGCCGCCATCGACGGCCACGGCCATGGTCGTCGCGCCGGCCGTGACGGCGGCGGCGATCCGCACGGACAGCTTGACGATGTCGTCGGCCGAGTTCTGGCCGACCATGTGGTTGGCAACGTCCCACTTGCCGAAGACCGCGCCAGGCAGCCCGCCGCCGGAGACGTCGGTGATGACCTCGCCGAAGAGGTAGGGCAGTAAAGCCCCGCTGACGGTGATCGCGCTGGATCCACCAGTCGAGTTGCTCTGCACCCTCAGTGCGCGCGACCCGCAGTCGTCGTAGACATAGGCCGCCGGGCTGTTGCTGTGGCCGGTGACCACGAACTCCATGTGGTCGGCGATCTGTAGAGCGGGCGTGTTCGTCAGCCAACCGGTGCCTCCGGCGCGGAACGTGCCGCGGAGCTCACAGCCCACCATTGTGAAGCTGTCCGCCTGCCCGGAACCGGACGGCTGCAGCTGGACGGCGATGGCATCGGGGCCAGCGACAGTCGGCGTGAGCTGGCAATTCTCAAGCACGATCTTCGACGGCTTGGAGAAGTCGCCGCGGGTGTGCGCGTAGAATGGCACCTTGCCCTTCGCCCGGACGTTGCGAAGCGTTAAGGTCATGCCCGACCACATGCCGACGCCGAACGGGTAGGTGGCCGTCCAGACGCCCGTGCCGCTCGGATTGCCGTTGGCGGCCTGGTAGGCGAGGACTTCAGCGTTGCCATAGTGCTCGGCGTCGACGTTCTCGAACACCACGTCGCAATCGACGAGCGACGCGAAATCGACGTGGAAGACGTAGCGCCCCCCCTGCATCGACGCTCGGGTGTTGGCGGCGCGGAAGTCAGAGCGGACGTCGGTCTGCGAAGTGTTCGTGACCGTGCCGAGGGCCGTGCTGCCGACGAGATAGCCCTTGAGGTGCGAGCGCGCCGGATTGTCACCGGAGAAGTCGACAAAGCTCTTGGTCGATAGGCCCTGCTCGTTGAGGACGCCCAGGCCCTTAATCTCGTAGCGCTTGGTGCGGCGGGCATCGTTCACCGCCGCGAAGGCCGCCGCAACGGTCGTGTAGTTGGCCCCTGAGGGCGCGACGGTGAACCGCCGGCCATAGTTGCCTCGAGCTCCGCTGGCCGCCTGGTCGGCAGCACGTCGGCTGGCGCGTTTCTCAGCCTGCAGTGCGTTGATCGCGCCCAGGGGCTGGGCGGTGTCCGCGGTCTGGACCACCTCCATCCGCACGGCGCGTAGTTCAATCCAGTCGTCCTGGGCCGTGGTGACGCCCGACGGAATCTGGAAAAAGGGCTGCGGCCACAGGTCGTTTGTGGTGCACGCCACCTCGAATTCGATGATGCGGGTCGTACCGAATTGCTCCTGGCGCACCGCGGGCGTGACGTTCCGCGTGCCCCCCACGGTCTTGACCTGGGCGGTGATGGTGGGCGTCCGCGCCCAGTCGGCGTTCGTCTCGGCTACCAAGGTGAACCGCAGCGTCTGGCCAGGCAGCAGGACGCTTTCGTCGGCGTCGTAGGTCAGGACGGACTGCAGGAAACTGGACGCGCCAGTTTGACCGGCCGGGATCGTCATGCCGATCGGGCGCCCGGTGTAATCGTTGCGCAGCGCAGCGCCGTTCGCGACCGACGCGACCATCGACGCGTCGTCGAGCAAATCTGTAACCTGCGGCCGGGTGGAAGCACGCTCGCCGCGGATTCGTTCGGCTACCTGGTCAGTCGGCACATCGCTCGCCGGAGCTACGACGTCCCAAGCCCAATCAGTAATCTCAATGTAGTCGTCCTGGGCCGAAGTTCCCGGCGTGCCGTTCTGGACGTAGGGCTGCAGCGTATATTCGTCGCCCACCATCGGCACCAGGATCTCACCGAACCAGCGGGGCCCGACCTTCTGGTTGCGAATGACGCGCGAGCCGGTGTTCGTACGGGTCGAGCCGTTGGACAGTACGACCTGCGAGAGCAGGTTGATCGTCCGCCCCCAGGCCGTGTTTATGTTGCCGGCGATCGAAATCCGGATGGTCTTGCCTGCCAGTAGGGCACGGATTCGCGGTGGCAAGGTCAGGCGCGGCTGCACATAGGACGTACCGCCCGTCTGGCCAGTCGGGATCGTGATGCCCATGAGCTTGCCGCCCAGGGAGCGCGAGGTCGCACCGCCCGATAGCGCCGTGGTGCCCACTAGATCGTCCATGGCCGAGCCCATGCCAGCCCGGCGAATGTCGCGCACATCGCGCTGCTGAATCGCCGTGAGACGCGGGTCCACGGCACCGGTCGTAACCACGACGTAGCCGACCGAGGTCAGGTCGATGTTGAAAGTCGAGGCTGTGGAGAGCGACGTGCCCAGCTGCGCGATGACGCCGACGGCCGTAAGGTCCGTAGGGACCGTGTATTCGACTATCCGCGTGATCGTCGTGCTATTCTGCACGGTCGAGATGTGAGTGCCGCCCGTGGTCCCGCCCGTCGAAACGCGCGTAATGGCGACCGGGTTTGCGGTCAACAGTGGCTTGGCGGCCAGGAAGCCGGCCGTCGCTGCGTAGATGGCCGTGATCCGGATCGTCTTGCCGGCGAGCGCCGCAAGCTCCTCCGGCATGATGTTGATGCGGGCGGTGATGATCGAGCTGTTGCCGGTTTGGCCGGAGGGCACCGACACTCCGACCTGACGCGCTTCTGCGCTCGAGCTCGTGGCGCCGTTCGACACCCCGACTGACATCATGATCGGGCCCGCGGCGAACAGGTCGCCAGTGCCGGGAAGCGACGCAATGCTGACCGCGCTTGCATCGGCTGCCATCTCCGCCACCCCTGCTGCCATCGCGCTCGCGTTGGCCGCCGCGGCACTGCCGGCGGCAGCTGTGGCAGACCCTCCCGCGGCAGTCGCCGACGCCATCGCCGACCCGGCCGCCGTCGTCGCTATTCCTGCCTGCGCAGAAGCCTCCGCCGCCGCCGCCTCGATCTCCTCCGCAGACGCGGCGGGCACGATCGGCGTCACCGCGGCGAAGGCGCCGATCTGGCGGTCGTAGATCTGGTCCGACCAGGTGACGTCGAAAGTCGCGGTCTGTTCCGCCCACAGCGACGGGAACCGCCCCGCCGCATCGCTCTCGATCGGGAACGGCGCGGGCGTCGACATCGCCGCGTCCAGATAGACGGTCGCCGGTTCGGTGTGGTTCGTCGCCGTCGCATAGAAGCGCAGCAGCGCCGGCAAGGCGCGTCCATTTTGGTCGCGCGAAGGCATCGCGCCCGGCACGATGATGCGGCGTGCGGCCATGTCAGTCTCCGTGATGGTGGGGGTCAGTCCATATGACCGCCGGTCGCTCGACGATCAGACGAGCCTCGACGATGGATCCAGGGAGCCGTAGCCTTGCCGACGCTGAGTGGGCGACGTCGTCGCCGGCGCCGGCTTGGCGTAGTAGGGCCCAAGGCCCCTCAACAGGTCGTTGAACACGCCCGCCGAATCCGTCGCGGCCTTGCTCTGCGCCCCGGCGTTGGCCAGCAGCGCGTTGCCGGCGCTGTTGGCGTAGGCTTGGCCGGCCGCGCCCGCCTGGCCCGCCGCGCCCTGACCCCAGTTGGCGAGGTTGGTCAGGCCGCTCGTACGCCAGTTGCGATCGCTCTCATAGTTGGCGCGGCTGACACCCTGTTGCTGGTAATAGTCCTGCGCCAGAAGTCCGCGGGTGGAGTCGGCCAGCTGCTGCAGCGTGGCGTTCGACAGGCGAAAGCCCCCCGCCGCGGCGCGCGCCTGCACCTGACCGAGCGTGCGATCGAGCAGGAAGTTGAGCCCCGGGCTTTCCACATACTGCTGTGGGGTGAAGCTCCAGTTCGGCCCCGCGTCGAGATCGCCGCGTAGGTCGTCCAGGGCGGCGTAGCCCGCGTTCATATAGGGCTGCTGGTCGGCGCGGATCTGGTCGAACTGCTGCCTTTGCAGGTCCAGGGTCGCGTCGGTCGCCCGGCGGGAGGCCTTGGCCGCTGCGTTGGCGCCAAGGAGCGATGCGCCCGCGCCGAGGGCGGGCGCGAGGGAAGCTACAGGCATGTCCGCGTCATCCTCTTGAAAGCCGGCGCGCCCTCCCAGGCCCGCCGCGTTAAAATCCAGCCGCGCAGCTCGGCTTCGGCCAGCGCGGCGCCCTCGCGGGCCAAGTGTGGGGCGACGATGAAGTCGCCCATGGGTTCAAAACCGAAGCTGCGCGGCGGCCGCGACCGCGGGTTCGCCCGCGCCTCATAGGTGACCAGCGCCTGCATGCCCTGGCCGAAGCAGAGGGCGAGCGCCGCCTTGGCCGCGCCGTGGACCTCCCGGCCCCAGCCCTCCTTACGGAACAGGCTGTGCAGCTCGCGCACCCATCCCGGCGGATCCAGCGCGCAGATCAGAAAGCCGCCGTGCGTCGCGCGCAGCGGCAGGACCGCCGGGTTCGCCACGATCGCTGCGATATCCACCGCCTGGTCGAAGGCCGCGCCGCGCGCCACCTCCGGCGCGGCCAGCACAGCGGCCCAGAACCGCGGGTCCCGCTCAAGGCTCAGCGCCATCACGACGCTCCGGCGTTGCGCAGCGCCGCCACATAGGCCGCCAGCTGCGGCAGGGTGACGGTCGCGATATCGAAGGCCGAGCCGTCGGCGGCGCCCGTCGGCGCGCCCAGGCCGGCGAACGCGGCCTTCCCGGCCTTCTCCGCCTCCAGCGTCGCCAACGCCGCATCCACGCTCGTCGTGTCCGCCTTGCCGCCCAGGGCCGTCGCCACTTCGGCGAAAGTGTCCAGGCCCGCTGGCGCGCCGGCGATGAAATGGTTGTAGAGATCAGCCAGCGCCCCCGTGGCGAAGGCGGTCGTCGCGATCTGCGTCGTACTCGTTCCGGCCGTGGCGGTCGGGGCCGTGGGCGCGCCGGTCAGGGCTGGGCTGTCCAGGGCCGCTTTCAAGGCGAGGGCCGCATCCACCTCGGCCCGCTGCGCCGCGTCGGCCGCGGCGGCGAAGGCGGTGGTCGCGATCTGCGTGGTCGCTGACCCCGGGTCCGCGGTGGGCGCCGTTGCATAACCCGTCAGCTTTGGCGAATTAAGCGGCGCTTTCAGCGATAACTCGTCAGGAATGACGACTTCCACCGCCTCGATCGCGCGGGCCACCTCGCTCGTCACGTTTTGCCAGAACCGCTGGAAATAGGGGGTGATCCGGCCGAACGCCGTCTCGACGATGGGGGCGGCCTTGTCCAGGGCCGGAAGCTTCAACGCCATCAGCGCGGTCCCTCTTCGTTGAACCGCGCGCCGGTCACCACGACCGGCTCGGTCGTGCGCCATAGGTGGATGCGGCCCGGCCGCCGCACCCGCCCAAGCCTGCGCCAAGCGACCGCCGGATGGACGCCTTGCCGGCCGATCGGCCGCGCCGCCGGCGGGCTCCAGGTCCGGCCGCGATCGTCGGAGACCGACAGGCTGACGGTCGGATCATCCATCGGCGCGGCCGCCTCGCCGGTGGCGATATCCAGCATCACATTGGCGCAGCGCATCGGCGGGCCTTCCGCCTCCAGCAGGGCGGAAAACTCGAACAGCACCGGGTCCTCGCCGTCCGTCCGGCCGTCATTGTCCAGCACCCACACCGCCTCGCCGTAGCCGTCGCCCAGCAGCGCCATGTTGTTCGGCCCCACCGCGCTCACCGCCCCGCGGAACAGGTCCCGTCCATGGCTCGTCAGTTCGGCCCAGGCGCCCGTCGACAGGTCGTAGGCGAAGCTCCCCTCCCCCGGCGCATGCAGCACATAGAGGTCGTGTCCGCCCCAGCTGATCGTGCAGGCGTAAGGGTTGGCGGCGTTGTCGGTCGCCGAAACGCTGGCCCGCTCCAGTCGCTCCTCCAAGCTGGCGTCGCTGATCCGCACGGGGTTGGGCGCCGTGCGATAGACCCGCCGATCGGTGCCGAGCCAGCACACCGTATCCACACCGGCGATGTTCAGCTTCTGCACGGTGTCGCGGGCGGTCACCCCGATGCTGAACACCCGGCCGTTGATCCGCTGGAACGGCAGGTCCTGATCGCCCGTAGGTTGCCAGACCTCCGTCGTCAGCCGGCCGAACAGCCACAGCTCGTCGCCGATCACCTTCAGGCTGAACAGGTCGTCCGGCGCGCTCTCGGCGGTCGCATACGACGTGAACGTCGGGTCGCTGCTGGCGATGTCCGACCAGTAGAATCGCCCCGCCACCGAGGCCACCAGGAAGTAGCCGTTCAAGATGTCGACGGCGTAGGCCTGGCTCTCGGGAAACCCCGCCTCGACCAGGGTCTCCCCGTCAGTCTTGTAGAGCGTCGTCCCGCAGGTCAGCACCAGCCAGTGCAGGTGGCCCTCGGCGCTCATCCGCAGGCCCGATCCGTCGACGGTCCCCAGGCTCACGGCCGCGCCCGTCGTCTGGTTCACGCGGTGGAGGGTCGAACCCGACAGGGCGAAGATCGCGCCAGAGTGACCTGCCGCCGCCAGCACGCCGCCCTTGCGGTAAAGGCCCCGGATCGGCCCCGCGCCCGGCGCCGAAAACGCCTTCAGACGCGGGCGCGGAACCAGAGAGGTCTGATCCTCCGTATTGGCCGGGGTCGGCTCGTACAGCATGTTCTTCAACAGCAGCGGCGGCAGCTGCGCCCGTGCATAGGCCGAGCGATTGAGCGGCAAAGGCGCCATCAGCCTAAGTCCCGGCTGCTGAGCCCCGGAAGCGCCGGTTCGGCTGCGCCCAGGATCGGCCGATAGAACCGCGCCCGAAACGCCGCGATCGCCCGCTGCGCCCGCTGGGCGGCGACGGGCCCTAGGGGCACGCCGTATTCCTCCGCCGCGCTGGCGCAGATCAGCGCCGCCAGCCCCGCATCATCCTTGCGCCCGAACGGGCTTTCATCGGCGATCGACAGGTTGTCGATCCGCGACCAGGCCGCCAGTTCGGCGACGAACACATAGAGCCCGGCGTCCGGGCCGCCCACGATCTGCACCCGCGCGCCGTCCTGTGCGGTCGTCGGCAAGGTGATCACCGCCCCGGGATAGGCCCCGCGCACGATCCTCTGTCCGTCACTCGCCTCGTAGGCCAGCGCGCTCGTCAGCCGCACCTCGTCCCAGGCCCCATCCAGCAACAGCGGCAGGTCGACGATCAGGTCCTGGAGGTGGCGCATCAGGTCGGCCGCGTCGTCGCCCGACGCCGTCTCCCCGGCCGCCAGCACGCCAAGCTGGCGACCCGCCCGATCGATCAGATCCCGGCAGGTGGTCATGTGATGTTCCTCGGAAAGAGAGCGGCCCGCCCCGTTGGGCGGGCCGCAGCGCGCATCAGGTTACGCCGCGCCGCTCAGGCGCACGCCCAGGCGGCGATCGACGTTCACGCAGCCGTAGATCACGTCGAAGCGGTGATTGTGGGTGTCGCTGTCGCCGTTTGAGTACCGCCAATAGCGGACCGAAATCCCCGTCTCAGGGTCGGTCGAATAATCGGCCGCGCCCGAGAACGGCGTCACCAGCTTGGCGCTCACCAGCTTCAGCGACGTCTTGTGGAAGGCCGCGTTCTGCCGGTAGGTCGATCCCGCCGTCCCCATCCAGGTCACCACCGCGTTGTCGGCCGGCGCTGCCGAGACGTTCTGGTAGGCGCCCTCGACGATGATGGGATTGGCGATGGTGAGAGCGACTTGACCAGAGCCATTGGCCGTCGCATCGGCCAGCACCACGAATTGCGCCAGGAACGGCAGCACCGCCTTGGTCCGTGGATTGACCGCATAGACGCCGGCGATGCTGAACACCTCGCCCTTCTTGATCGTGCCGCCATTACCGACGCCATCGATGTTCAGGGTCTGCTGATAGCTCGTCCGGACGGCGGCGAAAGCCACATCCTGCGACCCCCCGTTCACCGCCCCATTGGTCCGCGTGCCGCAGGTCAGGGAGGCCACCGTCTGGGTCATGTAGGGATCGGTGTTGCCCAGGATCGGGATCTTGGCCTTCTCCAGGGCGTTGCGCGCCACCTCCCCTTGCTGGGCGGCCAGCCCCAGCAGATTGCCGGCCATGGCGTATGTGTCCGACGGCGTCAGCACCGCCTTGCGGTCCGTCTGCGGAATCGCCAGTTCGTCCAGCCGCTCCGGCGCGCGGAAGAAGTCCGCCGCCGAGTCCACCAGCTGGCCGGGCGTGCCCACCCAGTTGGGGAACTCCAGCGTCGTCGCCATCAGGTCCGAGTCGATCTGCGACGCCAGCGCCGCCATCGACGAGGCCATGACCTTGGACTTCAGCAGCGCACCAACGCTCAGCGTCTCCTCCAGCGAAGTGAACTGCACGTCCACGCCCTTCTGCTTGTCGACGCTGACAGCGACCTCGCCCTCCAGCACCTCCTGCGCAGCCGCGTTCTTGCCGTCGCGGACGATGAATTCCGGCGGCCGCTTCACATAGACCGTGCCCCCCGGCTTACCGCCGCCAGTCTCGGTGCTGTAGGTCTTGTCCACTCCCTCGCTGTCGGCCAATTTGGCCAGGACGAGGCTGTTCTTCAGAAGCTTCAGGCCCGCGTTGGCGAAGACCTTCGGCGGAGCGAATGCATGAGCCATCTCTGTTTAAATCTTTCTGCTGAGGCTCAGCCGTAGGCCTTGTCGAACGCCGCGAAATCCATGGTGTCGGGCGAGACGCGGTAGCGCCCGCCGAAACCGCGGATTTGCGCCGGCGGCCGGGGAGCCTGGCTGATGAGGTTGGGAATGGGGCCGCGGCCCAGTTGGGATTCGAGCCGGCCGATCTCGCGGATCTGAGCCAGCGCCGGCAGGCGCGCGATGCGCCGAGCCTGGTCGGGGTTCGCCGCCAGATGATAGGCCACAGCCGCGCCGTCGTCAGACGTGCGGATCGCCTCGGCCATCACCTCGCTGCAAGGCCAGTCGGTGGCGTGCAGAACGTCGAAGTAGTCAGGCGCCTCCTGGCTGAAGGCCTGTTGGCGCGCGTCCCAGGCGGCGTGCGCCTGGCTGCGCTCATGCTCGGCCTGCGCGCGCTCGGCGATTTCGGCGAAGGCGAGTCTCGCCTCCTCCGCGGCCAGCGCGCGAATGTGGCCGGGATCGGTCACGTCGAAAGGCGCATAACTTTCCGCCTCGTCCGACTCCGTGGCCTGGTCGCGCCAGTAGTCGCGCTCCCGCTCGGCCTGGCGTCGTTCGCGGGTGATCTCGTCGATCCTGTTCTGGACAGAGCGACGGCGCGAAAAGTGCGCCTCCTCCTCTGTCGCCGCGGCGGGATCATGTTCGCCGAAGTCCTCCGCCTCGGGCGCAAAATTCGCGCCGTCCGCATAGACAGCATCGTCCGCAGCCACGCCATCCGGCGCGCCGTTCATCTCGTCATGGGTCATGGAGGTTCGCTTACGCCCCGGGTCAGCGCGTCAACCCGGAAGGCGGAGCCTCCTTCCGGCGCGAAAATCTAGTGTGGGCGAAAGCCATAGCTTCGCAGTTGAGAGCCCGGCGTCGTGCCCGGTGCTCCGAGGATCGGCCACCCTCGCTGAGGGAGTGTTTCGCGCCGTGCATTGCGGCCCAGCCGGTTGTCCCGACGCTACGATCTATGCGGCGTCATTGGGAACATAATAGGAACATTATCGGCCGAAGGCAAGGCTTAATGCGACCATATCGATCACCACCAAGGCCGTCGTCGCCGGGACCACCTGCCCATAGGCGCGCCGTCGGCCCCGCCGGGACGACGGCGATGCCCGGCAGGCCGACCATGTCGGTGTATCGGCCCGCGGCGGCCGAGTGACGGCCCATCTTCTTCGTCACCTTCCATTCGATACGGTCGCCCACGCGGCGCGCCGAGAGCGTGTTTGACCCATGGCGCGGCGAACGTCGGCCCGCGTGCTTGGGGCCTGCGCAAGTTCGATCGGCTAGGCATGGTTTGCTCCGTTCATAATTGGCCTGGCGCGCCGAGGCCCAGTTGCTGCGAAGCCAACCGCTGGACCTCCATCTCCGCCCTCGCCGCCTGCGCCTCCGCAAGCCTTGCCCGAGCAGCCTGTTCGGCCAGCTCCAGCTCGGCCTTGCGCATGGCCGCCGCTTGCGCCGCCTGCTGGATCTGCATCGCGCGCTGCTGCTGCGCCATTACCCGCGGATCGGGCAGGCCGGCGTCACGCGGCTCCTCCACCAGCCCCGGCGGCAGCGCCTTTTTCAGGCGCTCGCCGATCACCTCGGCGCTCGGCCAGTCCTGGGCGCGGGCGATCAGGTCGCCGGCAAGCGCCGCCGCCTGCGGCACAGCCTGGACGAAGGCCATCATGCTTTCGGCCGCTTCGACGCGGCGCGTCGAGAATGACGGCCCGCTCTCCACCACAACGTCGTACTTGCCGATCTTCAGGTCGATCAGTCCGCCGTCGGCGGAGGAGTCGTTGACGCGCGCCTGTTTCAGGGTCTCGTCGTCGCCCAGGATCATCACCGTGCGCGGCGTGTCATAGACCAGCGGGATCAGCTCATTGGCCACCTCCCCGCAGGCCTTGATCGAGAGCCTCAGGTTGTCGTGATACATGAAGGTCGCCACGTCGCCCTGCCGCTCCCGCGCCAGGATCGCCCTTCCGGACGTCTCGTTCGACCGCATCCCCAGGCTCGCGTCATGCAGGCCGGTGACGTCCTTGATGTCCTGGTCGTTGAACTGCGCCTCCTGCAGTAGCGCCGCCGGCGAGCTCGGCGGATCCAAGCGCTGCGGCGGCGTCTGCCCAGACCAGATCAGCACCGGGTCGCCGGTCTGTGAGGCGTTGCGATAGCGGTCGGCCTCCGCCTCATCCGTCGCGTGCAGCAGCCATTGCTGCCGCGGCGCCTGGGCCAGCCACGCCGCGGCGGATGAGCGCCACAGGTTCTTCATCCGCAACGGATCCTTGGCGAAGCGGATCAGGCCGAAGCGATAGCGTCGCTCACCGGTACGCACCTCGCGCCCCGTCACCTTGAAGATCGGCAGCCGGCTGATCGGTAGTTCATAGGGCTCGGGCTCGAGCAGCTCATGGCCGTTGGTCAGCCACATCTGCGCCGTCCGCCGCATCGCCTTGCGCATCCGCGGCCGCCCATCCGGCCCAGTCAGGATCAGGCCTTCGAACGCCTCCTCCCGCCCGGTGATGTCCAGGATCTGCGGCTGCGCCTGGGGCCCGCGCAGCACCACGGCCAGAGTGCGCGGCCGCTCCACCATCTCCCAATACTCAGTCACCCGTATGGTGTCGCGGCCGGTCCAGCCGCCCTCGCCAGGCGTCGCGGTCGGGCTTGAACCCTCGGCGTCGGGATAGGCCGCCTTGAAGCTCGCCCGGTCCATCTCGTCGACCACGAAACACCAGCGCGCATCGGCGCCCGTCGGGTCCGTCGACTGGGGGTCCCAGACCACGCCGAAGGGGTTCGGCACATGGCGGATGCGGATGTCCTGGTCGAAGGCGTCATCGGCCGCATATTCCAGCCCGATGCGGAAATGCCCCAGGCCGCAGGCCACCTGGTCCTCGCCGGCCATGGAATAGACCATGCCGGCGTTCGACCGGTTCTCGATGAAGCGGATCAGCCCCTGCCGAACCTCAGCGACCTGCCGATCGCCGTCCTCCGCCGGACGCACCCGGATCGCCGGCTTATTCAGCCGTATGTCGCCGGCCACCTGGCCCACGAACTGCGGCAAAGTGTTAATGCGCAGACAGGGCAGCCCCTTCTTCAGGCGTTGCGCCTCGACCCGCTCGTCCCACTGTCCCTCGCCGGTCAGGAACTTCAGGTCGTCGAGACCAACTTCGCGATTCTCGCGGTCGGCGTCGACGCCCTCCTGGAACCTGCGCCGCACCTCCGCCAGGAAGGTCTCGGTATCATCGTGATCAGGCGCAGCGGCGCCCTCGGCCGAAAGCCGATGGTTCATGAACGTCTCCCTTGATTGACACGCGAAGGCCCAGCCGACAGCGTCACCGCGTGCGCGTCGCCCCCTGCCTCGCCGTGGTGTTGTGCCTTTTGTCGCCGCGGCTCGCTGCGGCTCAGACCATGCCGGCCGCGCCCGCCTGCACCCCGGCCGTCGCAACGGCGACCACCATCGAGACGGTCCGATCCAATCTGCGCAACTGGGCCGAGAAGTGCGTCATCGTGAGCGGGATCGCCGTGGACAATCGCCTCTATGCGGATCGTGAAGCGATGGCGGAGCCTATCGATCTCTGGGGCGAAGACGTCCGCCGCTCCCTCGTCGTGTCCGGTCTCGCCCTGCGCCGCTCGGCCCACAGGCCCCGGTGGTTCGCGGTCACCGGGCGCGTACACGACTGCGCGAGCCTGAACCTCGCCGTGGGCATGACGTCAGGCTTCTGCCACACCTCGATGGAGCCCTACATTGACCCAACAAACCTGCGGATCGCAAAGGCGCGCTGACCGCAGGGCTAGCGCCACGATTTGCAGCCGTCGCGCATTGCGCAGATCGCGGCGCGCCAGCTTTGGGCTCAGGTCGCGAGACATAAGAACACATGGGGACCGAGATCAGACCGTGTCACGGCAAATTGGAGCATCAGGGTCGGAGCTTTCATCTCAGCTTCTCCAGGGCTCTCACCCCGCCATCCATCCCTGCGCGCCCATCGCCTCGCGCCGCTCGCGCTTCGGCGGCCGCACAGGCCCAGCCCGCCGCGCGCCCTCGCAGGCGTAGCGCAGGGCGTCGATGGTGTGGTTGCGGCGGTCTTCGAGCTCGCTCAGGATCGCCCCGCTCTGGCGATCGGTGCGGTAGGAATAGGTCGAGAGTTCCTCGATCACGTGCTTGCACCTGGGATGCACGACGATGTCGTAACTCTTCAGGAACTCGATCCCGTCCTCCAGGCTGCCCGGCCCCTTGATCGCCGCGACGATCTTCGGAAATCCGCTCCTCTGCATGTAGCTGACCAGTTCCGGCCGCGCGGAATCGGCGGTGATGAAGAACCGCCGCGACTCCGGCACGCTGTCGAAGAGCGCCGGCGTATGGTCGATCTCACAGCCGACCAGCCAGGCCTCGTAGTCGACGAACAACTGGCGCGCCTCCAGGTGGCAGCGCACCAGCACGGTCGGGTCCGTCGCAAATCCCCAGTCCGCCCCCAGCCGATGCTGAGCGCCGGCCGGCGCCTCGAACTCGCGCACCGTCCAGTTGCGGAACACCCGCGCCTCTCCCTTGTCGTCATAGCCGCCCAACCAGACGTGCTTGTACTTGTCCGGATCGCGACGCTGGTCGCGCGCCTTGTCGGCCAGCAGCGACGTGTCGCGGAACCAGGGATTGTCGTTGTAGGTCACGCCGACGCAGATCACCTCAGGGTCATCGGCGACGCCCGGGCCGCGCATGAAGGCGTCGACCGGATCGGATGGCAGGTCGGGGTTCCAAGAGAACCAGATCTCTGCGCCCGGCGCCCGCAGCGTCGGCGTCAAAAGCTCCAGCGACCGCTTCGACAGCGACTGCGCCTCCTCCACCCAGGCGATGCGATAGCCTTCCAGCGACTTGATCGACGCTGCCGTGTGGTCCTGCATGCCCTGGAAGATGATCAGCCCGCGCTTGCGTCCGCGCTCATCCAGCACGCGGATTTCGCCGGCCCGCACTTCGAAGCAGGCGCCAAAGCCCATCGCCTCGATCTTGTCCTCCAGCAGCTTTTTGACCGACTGGTCCAGCGAACGCTGGACCTCGCGCACGCACACCACCCGCATGGTCGGATCGTCCACGCATCGCAACACCAGCTCCTCCGCGAAGAAGTGGCTCTTGCCCGATCCGCGCCCGCCATAGGCGCCCTTGTATCTGGCCGGCTCGAGAAGCGGCTTGAACGCCGGCGCATGCCCCCGCTTCAGCATCAATCCCAGCCGCCGGCCGGCGGATAGACGATCACGTTCTCATAGCGCCGATCGACCTTCGGACGCGGTCGATCGGTGTCTCCGGCCCCTTCCGCACGCGACTTGCCGAACGCCCTATCCAGGATCGCATTCGCCGCAGAAATCCGGGCGGCCGGGCTATCATTGGCATTGCCCGCGACCGCGGCCAGGGCGTCCAGCGCCGCGCGGCTATGGGCGCGTGCGGCCTTGCGGAGGGCCTGAGCGGTGAGGATTGGCGGCCCAGGCTCGGGCTTCGACGGCCCAGCCGAATCCGGCGCTTCATCGACCATGAGCGTCACCTCGCAATGAACTGCAAAACTGGCAAATCGGGCGCACGCCCATAGCTTCGCCCTCTAGACCCGGCGCATCATGCCCAGGGCCTTGCGGATCGGCGCCCCTCGCTGAGGGAGTGTTTCACGCCGCGCGTTGCGGCCCCGCCGGTCGTCCGTCCGCGCGCGCGCGATTCAGCGCTGCGGGATTAAGAACATAATAAGAACTTACCGCCGCCGATGCAACCTCAATCTCAGCTAGGCCGTTTGGTGTGCAAAGCTGGAGGACTACCCAATGCGCACCCTGCCCCTGATCTGCGTCTCCCTCGCCGCCGCGACCGCCCTTTCGGCCTGCGCCAGCAGCGGCGGCTACGGCTACCGCGGCGACCGTTACGCCGGCGGCCGCTACGAGACCCGTTGCGAGCGTGACCGTTCCAACAACCGCGCCGTCGGCACCGTCGCCGGCGTCGCCGGCGCCGTTATCGGTAATCAAATCGCCAAGGGAGACCCCTGCCCGGCCGATTACTACCGCTAG